CTCATCCTCAAACCACACATATTGGCCGATCGGGTACGGGGCCATGCCGCCTACAATCTGCCACGCCGTGCCGGAGTATATCAGCGTGTAGACCTGCCCCTTGGCGATCTGGCCGACCTCCGGCGCAACTCCGCAATAAGTAATACCCTTGGCTCCAGTACCGGACACGTTGAGAGTGGGATTAGCTGCGGCGTTAACAGTCGTAAAAACGACATGCAACGTAGCGCCTTCTGTCAGCGCAAACCCGGAAATCTCCAGTTCCTTGGCTGCGGTGGCAGCAGCCGTTGTACAAGTGTACATGGTCGGCCTGGTCGATATGCGCCCTGCCGTATCAACGGATATCGTTGTGCCGTCGGGCATGACCAGGCCGGGCTGCAACAACGTGGCCAGACCCGGCGTTGCGGATTCGATGAGCATGGCAATGGCCTTGCGCACCTGTTCCAGATCTGTGCCGCTGGGTGTCAGGCCTGCAAAACGGATGAGGTGGATCAGTTCGCGCATGCCCGGCTCAATAGCCTTGGCAGGCACGGCAGAACCTTCGATCCCGGCTTCGGGATTGCCATCAATATAGATAGCGGCCTCGCCTTGGGCCTCTTGTCCTATGGGGGTTGCGTAATCCATTGCTATACTCCTGTGGCCTCGTAACCGACCACCAATGTTGTGTGCCCTGGAGCGTATCGACGCAGCAGGCACTCCAAATCCTCGCGATTGGCAATGCCCAAAAGTTTGTCCCCGGCCTGACTCGCGCCGCAACGAAAGCGCACAACACGCTGCCCGCGCACTACTACAGACCAGACCAAGCGCACATCATGCCCGCCGTTGAGTCTGCCGCCGCACCGGGAGAGGCCCGCCAGAAACGGCTTATACTCCGAGACCGTGATCTCAAGGCCCAGCATATCTGCCAGGCGCTTGTAAAATACCTCTGTCTGGCCGCCCGCACCCGTGAGCTGCGCAACAACCGCCGCGCGCCGTGCCTGCAATGTGCTGTCCCAGGCGATAGGGCAATCGCCGGGCAGGCCACAAACCCGCTCCCAATCTGACAACAGCTCCAGCGCTTGGCGCGGATCAGACTCGCGGATCAGCGCCGCCGCCCGGCTGTCCACGCGCTCCAGCTCCTGCGCCAGACCGTCCAGCAATTTGACCCATGTGCTGTCTGGGTCCGTGGGCAGGGCCTCGCCGGGCGGCTGCAACTGGAGGAGCTGGTTAAGATAATCGGCCACGGCTAATCCCCCCAATTAATTGCGCCGGGTACGGCGAGCTGGCCGGTGGCGAGCTGGATATTTGCGGCGGGGGTGATGAGCGTATGATCATCCTCGCCGTCCGTCTGGCTGATGGCCTCGTTGATGCGGGACACAATGACGGTGCCGCCGGGCGTGGCGTCCCTGCGCAGGGATGCCCAGAGCGCCTCGGCCACCAGCACGCGCAGACGCGGTGTGTCGGGCGAGATACGGAGATTGCAGTTTATTGGCACAGGCACGGGGGCAACAACGTAGACGTCTGCCGTCACAGGCCGCACGCTGTCGATATATGCTTTGACGCGGGCCACATCGGCAGCCAGGGGGATGCCGTTGTCGTAGGTGGCATCCATCGCAAAACGGACAGTAACGGAACCGCGCCCCATCTCGCCGGGATAGCACCACGCGCGCGTGACCCCCGCAACGCTCAAGGCCCAGGTCACATAGTCCTGGGCAGCGCCTCCGCTGGGCAGGGTGCGGATGCGGGCGAGCAATCGGTTGCGCAGGGAGGCATCTGTCTCCGTATCTGCGCCGCCAGTGATGGGGGCTGTGGTGACAGCAGTGGCGGTGACGCCAAGCACTGGCGATGTGAGGGTGAGTGCAACGCCTGCATCGGCGTTGGCGGCCTCGCCCGCATCCACGGCCATGATTGCAGGCGATACCTTGCCGCCTACGGCAACCGCATCTGCCTGCACCTCATACAGCACGCCATCGGTCCGCTGCATCTGCGTGCCTGCGGGCATGATTGTGCCGTTGGCTGCCGAAAAGCTGATACCGGTGGTGATAGCCGCCTTGGTGGCCGTTTTACGAGGGACGCCCCAGATGCTCGACCAGCGCTCTAGGTGCTCCAGCTCTGCCGTGTCCGGCATAATCTGTAGCGCCTGCCAGTCAAGATAGCCGTACAGGCCGTGCACAACACCGCCCTCCATCCTGGCCAGGACGGCCAGGAGGCGGCGGCGCTGATACGGCTCGCCGTCCAAGCGACTGTCCATGTCAGCCTGGGCGCGGGCGATCAGTTCTGTGAGGGTGGAGCGGTCGAATGGCATGCCTGCACAATAAGTGCAGGCTGGAGGTGTGTCTTTTAATTCTGGAGAAAAAATCCAGTTGCGGGCTGATAGTTATAATTGTCAGCGTAGGTGGATCCGTCCAGCAGAGTGATGGTAATCTCCAACGCCAGCCAACCCTGCTGCGGGTTGGTGGCGGTAACGGTAACGTCTGTGGCCCGGCCATCATCCAGCAGCCACTGGAGAGACTCCTCGGCGTAATCTTTTGCGCGGGCCAGAACCTCCGGCAGCTGCTTTTCCCGGCTCAATAGCCAGAGCCTGGAGCCAATGCGGTCGGTTTTGCCGCCGTCTGCCGCCGTCTGGCCCAGCCCGTAGTCCGTCAACGGAGCCACGGTGTCGGCCCACCAGCCGCGCTTGTTGCTTGTGCCATCGGGGATAACGTCCTCATCCTCTGCCCGGCGGTGGCAAAACAGGGAGAGAATAACGGCGGTGCGCAGGCTGTCATCGCCCAGCACATCGCCTGCAGTAGCAACGCAGTCCGCGCCCAGCTCCGTCATAAATATACCGAGGTCATTAGCCATTGGGCGCTCCTACTGTGGCTGTCCGGTTGTCCCGCCGCTATCGCCGGTGTGTGTGTGGTGTGCGGTGCTGACACCGGCTGCGACCTGGTCGCCAGTGGATGTTATGGTGCCGTCCTGCTTGGTGTTGCCCTTGATATCCATGTTCGCATTCATTTTGGCGGAGGTTGCGCCCCCCTCGCTGCCGAGCTGGTAGGACGGCGTGTTGTAGGCCACACCCTCGCTGGCGTTGACCGTGTACTTTTTGGTGGTGATGGTTGCATCCTCATCCGCGTCAATCTCCAGGTGCAGGGTTTTGACCCTCATGTGACGCTCACGCATGAGGGTGATTTTATCGCCTTCATCCGTGTAGATGCAGACCTCGCCGGATTTTAGCCCAACGGCCCGGAAACTGCGATTGCCGAAGTTAAAACCCACAGCCGCCCCGCGCCGTCCGCCAACATTGAGCACAACGCCCTCCGCTCCGGGCAGGGGGTTGCTGGTAAAGCCATACGGCTCAACGTGCTCCACGCCATCCTGAGTTTCGTCGGCCAGCACCTGTACCTGCAGGGTCTGGCAGCCTGGTGCAGAGTCCACAACGTGCAGTACCGCCCGCCCGATGAGCGTGTAAATGCTGGTGCGCAGGGCGCGCAACAAACGCTCGTGCATTAGCTAACCCCCATGCTGGCCCATGTGCCGCCGTCCTTGCCCTTGCCCTTTTTGCCCTTGGGCGCTTCGGGGATAAGGTCATAGGCCTCTTTTGGGGAGAGCGTCAGCTCGCTGATCCAGCCGTCGCTGTCCGATAGTTTGTAACTGACGCCCACGATCAGCTGGGTGCTCAACACCTTGCCCTTGTCGCCCAAAAGGTCGGCCAGGGTGTTTGGCATCCACAAATCCGCCCCGGCAAACCAGCCGTTGACCGTGGCCTGGACCTTGTGCCCCTTGCCGTAGCGGATGGCTACCTCGTGCCGCGCGCGGGTGGTGGCGCTGCCGTACTCCTCTTGCTCCGCCACCAGGGTCAGGGGGCGATAGCGCGGCACACGCGAGTCTATGGCCGAGCCTTTGGCCTGGGCGTTGGTGGTGCCGTTCCAGCTTTCCGACCCGCCACTCTGGCCCTTGACCGTGATAATGGAAAACCGCTCTTTCATGGAGCTGGACATGGTCAACTTTTTAAGGTTGCCGCCCAGCTTGAGGCCCACTGGGGCCTTGGCAGTGCCCGCCCTGGTGATGACCAGGCGGCCACGACCATCGGTAGTAAGCATGACGGCGTTGGCCCGCGCCAGGCGCTCCAGCATTTCAAAACACGTCTCGCCCTCATCCGTTTTAAAATTGGGCACTGTGGCCAGGCTGCCAGATACGGCCACCACCACCTGAATGCCAAACAGCGCAGACCAACGGCGCGCCAGCGGGATCAACCCACCGCCCTTGAGCTGTGTGGATGGCGGGCAGCAGTCCACCAGGTCTGCCGTTTTGTCCCGCCCTGTGACGCTGTAGGTGTGGCCGTTGGGGTCATAGCTGGCCTCCACGTCGTCAACATAGCCAGTGATGACGGGCGTGCCGTTGACCAGCACGCGGCACGGCGCACCTACCGGAACCTGACGGGACTGCGACTGTTGCGGCCAGCGGTCCGTGACGGACAGCTTAAACGTGCCCGCGCACTGCTCCAGGCTGCGGCTGATCTCGATATCTTTCCAGCCGCCATAGCGTTTGCCGTCAACTTCCAGGCGTACTGATGGGCGCGCTGGCTGGCGCTGCGTGTCGCTACTCACTGAGCACCTCTAGCTGCGTCTGCCCTGGAACACGCCCAGGATGGCGCACATGGTTGCGGGTGACGATCTCATCAGCCCGCGTTGCCGTGCCATACAGATTATAGGCCGCCACCAGGGCGGGCATGGTGGTGGGCAGCTCGACCTTGCGCACGCTGGGCAATTGGCCGCCGCGCGTGGTCAGGTCTACGGCCACGGCCCGGCGTAACTCCGCGAGGCTGCCGTACACGGGATCGCTGACGACGGGCGCAACGGCGTCAATGCCCGCCAGCGTGGTATCCCGCTCCGCCAGCGCGTCGTCAGACGTCACAAAATCCTTGTAGGCCGATGCTGCGGCCAGCTCCGTTACGGCAATACCCGCCAGGGTGGTGCGTAGGGCAATCGTTGACGGCGTATCAATGACCGGGTTGGTGGTGAGCAGATCGTCAATGGGTTCCACGCCCCGCGACGGGGCCGAGCTAAAGGAGTATGAGGTGTCCGCATCCGTAGTCTCGCCCGTGGT